AGCTCTTGCTTTGCCTTAATCGTGCATAAGCGATGACTTTCAAAATTCATAGCTTGTTGTGTTCCAGCAGTCATATAGCTGATTACACCATTGTCGACAAACTGCTTTGTGTACTTTGCATGATCACCATGTTCGTGTGTGATAAGACACCCTGCTATATGTCTTGTTTTATATTTGAAATGCTTTTGAACACGTTCAAATTTTATACCTGCCTCAAGTAGTAACGTAGTACGTCCATCATTTAAGACGTAGCAGTTACCACTTGAACCAGTTGCTATTGTTTCAATTAAAATGGCTCTTCTTCGCTTTCTTTTTCTGTTGCAGGTTCTTTTATTTCTTCAAAGTCAGATACATCAATAGGCTTATCATTTTCTAATTCTGTGTATTGTGCTTCTTCAAGAACTGGTTGTTCAAAGTCCAATTGTTCTTGATTTGCATTTTCTTCAACTTCTGCGTCCAACACTTCTTTGCGTTGACGTTGTTCGGATTCTTGTGCGTATTTGAAAAGATTGCTATCTGTTGATGTGTTGATATAACGTTTAGCAGCTCTATTGATAACTGTTTTTTTAGCCATTTCTTCTTTGAAATTATTATGTGTTTTAGAATTTTGTAATGCTTTTTCATCTTTAATCATTGATGACTGCATCCATGCTTGTTTAATTTGTTCAATAGTCATGACTTCAATATAGTTATCTCGTCCATCATTAAATACGATTGTGCAGTACGCACCGATAATGTTTTCTTTGTCGATGTTAAAGAAGTCTTGTTCGTGTTTAATCGCTTTGATACGTCCTGTTTCTCCCATTTCTTGCTTGAATGTATCGCCTTTATAAATCACTTGAGCAACAACATCTTGAGCACCTGCATCACGTTTTAACATCATTACATTACCGTGATAGCTACGTTGTAACTGCATTTTGTTGCCGTAAGGAATAAAGTAGCATTGATTTTTAGCTGGATTTAAACCTTGCGTTACCATGTCTAATAAGGCATTTGCTTTGCTTGTATCGTTACAACTCATTAATTTGTTATCTTGGCTGATTTGTAACCATGCTTGTTTCATGGCATTACTTGGTGAATAATCATTTGGCAATTCCAAATTGCCTTGTGACTCTAAAACTCTCACTTTGTTTAATACGTTGTCAGATACGTTCTTTTCTTGTACTAATTGTTGTTCAATAGTTTGTAATTTATTATTTTCAGTCATTTTATATAGTCTCCATTCTTAATTTTTTATCTTGTTCATTTACTATCAATTGAATTTGTTGTGATTCTGTTTTGATAAGCTCTGTTACTGATTCAGCATTATCAATAAATATTGGCGCTGTAACTTTAAAATGTTTTGATAGTGTGTTGATGATATCTAAGCCAACATTAATTCTTGAGGCGTTATTTAAACCGCTGTCATACTCGACACCATTAACCGTTGTTGAACATGTTTCTTCTAATTCGCCGTTAACTAAGGTATTGAATAGCTTAAATTCAGCAATATCAAATTCGTTATTGATGTTTTCAGTAAGCATTTTGACTTTTGTTGTTGTAAATTCTTTTAAGATATAAAGGTCATGTGAATACTTTTCTTTTTCATCCAATAATCTGTCTTCTTCATTTCTTAATTCAGAAATAACATCATCTAGATGTTTATTTGATTTTTCGATTGATATTGACACTTCAATTTCTGATTTTTCTTGAGTAAGTTCGCTTATTTTGTCATCTATTCCTGAAACTTTATCTTGAATAGTTTTCCTGATGTTAGAGCGTTTTTGATTAATCTCATTTATCTCTAACATTACTGCTTTGTATTCGTCAGTTTGCGTAACGTCAACGTGAGTTGTTTTCAACTTATTAATTTTGTTTTGTATTCTTGCTGAACGCTCTTCTGCTTCGTTGATTTTAATTTGTAAATTATTGTTGTCATCCTCTAATTTCTCGATAATTGGCTTTATTTTCTTGCCCTCTGAAATAATGTGATTGATAGATGTTTGTATTGTTTCTAATTCTTTCGATTTGTTTGCATTGAATTTCTGCAATGCTTTTTCTCTTACCTCACTCACTTGTTCAGCTGGTAACTGTTGACCACAACAACTACATACATTGTCATCAAGATATTCAAATTTTTGATTTTTAGCTTTTTCTAAATCACTTTTTAATCCTTTATGATTTTCTAATAATTGATTACGTCGATTTTCTTCATGTGTAATTTGTTGTTTGTTTTGCTTTAATCTTGTTTTAAGATTCGCAACCGTTCCATTTTCAACGTGTAGCTCATTTGTTAAAGCATGTATTTTGTTCTCATTACTGGCGCTATTATTAGCTTCTATGCGCTTCAATTCTGATTGTTTATCAGCTAATTGGTTACGCAAATTAATTTCTTCTGCACCGTTTTGAATATCTATACGCTCATTTTCAAGTTGCTCAATTTCTTGTTTTATGATTGTGTGTCTATCATTATCGAATTCCGGTACATCCTGCTTATTTTGTTGCGTTTGGTTAATACGTATCGGAATATCTTTGATATCTTTGTTAATCTGTTTTATCTTGTCTGTAAGAATCTTTTTCTTTGTTTCAATTTCGTGATCTCCAAGAATATTATTTAGTTCTTTAAAATCATCATTTGTTTTAATGACATCCTCATCATTGATTGGTTTAGCGATTTCAAACAACAAACTTCTTCGTTTCTTCCAATCTAGTAAGTTAAATGCTTGAGGGTTCGTAATTAACTTGAATACATCTTCATCAATCAGTTCATCAATACGAGCTTTATAATCCTTTACTTTTATTGATTCATCATTGATATATTGTTTCTTCGTTCGACTTCGTGAGTATTCCTTGCGATTCGTTTTTTGATTTATTGTGTATTTAGGATGTGACTCTTTTTTAAAAGTCGTAATTTTTCCGTCGATTTCAAATTCTGCGAAAACAGTCGGAATTAACTCATAATTTTCTTCGTTTTTTTCGTTTAAAGGTACAGGGTTAAATGATTTGGTTGAACCGTCTAAACCCTTATCGAAAAGCAGCCATTGTAATGCGGTTGCTGTTGTAGTCTTGCCAGTCGCATTATTGCCGTATATTTTTGCATCTTTACCGTCAAAGTTAAATTTTTCTTCTTTGATTCCAGCAAAGTTCGATATAGTTAACTTATTTATTTTCATATCTTTCCTCATGCTCCTTTTTTAATCTTCCGATGACCTCTTAGCACCTCGATAATTAAATTTTTTATTCGTTCATGGCTGTCTGGATTGATTTCATGTATCTGCACAAGCTTATTGTTTGTTTTGTAACTGTCGTGATAGTGCAAGAAATTAATCGATAAGTATCCGTGATGATTACGTTCAATTTCCAATAATGCTCGTTGGTTTGACAAAGTATATTCGTCGAATAACGTCTTAAAAATATTCAATATATTTCTTTCTGTATCTCTCATGCTTATACCTACCATTTCATGACTAAGTTAATTAGTCTGTCATAATCATCTGCGTTTTCTTCAATCCATTCGTAAATAGATTGATTTAATATGTCTAATGCTGTGTATAGATCGTTCTCATTAGTTATGTTTATGCCGTCGATAAACTTATCTTCTAAATCTAAGATATTCACCAGAATGCTGTGGTCCTTCTTCTTAACTGCTAATTTAAAATCAAATCCGTCTACATTAATTACCTTCTGACATACATCGCCTATTTCGTAATACATCTTGACTTCCTCCGTTTTTCGTTTTATATTGAACGTGAATTAATTTTGCTAATCGTTTGTCTCTGTTACTTGTTGGCGCAAGTAGCAGTTTTTTTATCTTATTATCAGAGATGCTTCATAAATTGTGCCTTTTGGTTCGCCCGGCACTACTATTTGGCCGACCATTAAATATTGATGCACTCTTCTTCTGGATGATTTCTTAAGTTTTAAATTGTGTAATACTATGTCTCCAGTATGTCTATCTAAATATTCAACAAGATAATTTCTGTTCTGAGCCGACATGTAAATATGCGGGTTGTTGTACTTCTTTCTATATTCAGTGATCGTTTTAACTTCATCATCACTTAAAACAGCTTGTTCTGCCTTTCTTTCCCATTCCACACTAGGTTTAACGTATTCTTCAAACCAAGTCATTTAATCATCCACCCCATAAAAGTATTCTTTATAAAATATGAATGTCCCTATACTTGCGAATCCTGCAATTGACCACGCTGTAGTGAAGTATAGAAACGGCATGAGTACAATTGCTAAGACTGTGAAGCATAATACTGCTAATAGATAGCTTTTATATGTGTCACTCATTTTCTTTTTTCTCCTCTTTGGTTGTTTCATCGTTTATCAAACCTTGCATTTCCATTAATTTTTGAGGTATACCAGCTTTTAACTGGATTTCGTATAACATTTGTTGAATGTGTGGTGGCACTTCTACCATTCCTTTCGTGTATAATTTAGTTATCTCCTAGTGAAAGGAGGTGATAAGTATGGAATTTAATGATTTTCAAAATTTCTTTGGTGAACTTAGTAATCAAGCCGAAAAAGAATTCGGTGGTGACAGTGACTTTTTTAGAGATAGAATAAATAAGTTGAAAGAAGATGCTCCTGAAAACGTATCTTACGAAATTATTTATTCAATAGCTTTATACGAAAGCTTAAAAGCTCAACAAGATATGAAAATTTTGAATACAGTTAAATATCTTTTAAATCGTGACTAGCAATATCCAACAATGATTTGCTCTGAGCATTATTAATTTTTGGATAATCAAAATTTCTAAGTTTAAATCTTGTGTTTTTCTCAATCTTCCAAACCTTCCAAGTCGCAACTGCCATTGTGATGAGGAAGGTTGTTTTGTATAGTGTGTTCATTTGTTTATGCTCCTTTCGTGTATAATGTTGTTTAAGAGGTGCATTGCTCGGGTTATAGTACTTTAAATTCAACACCGTCTATTTGAACGAACAGATTATCTAAATCAGGGATTTGTTTTTTATATAAACCAAATCTTGATTTAATATCTTTTAATAAATAGAGATTCAAATCTCCAATTGATAATAGTTGTCTATTACCTGCTTCGTCATAGTAGTAATAAATGACTTTTTTGTTTTGATCTTCCATTTGCTGCGCCCTCCTGTTAAGCAGTTACGTTAGCTTCATAACCGAATTCAGTCATGATTTCATGTATTTTCAATCTACCTTTTTGTGTCCATCTAGTTTGTAAAACTGTGTCTTCTCTACCGTCAGAGCGTACAATTGGTATAGTGTCTGATTCTGTGTAACTCTTGCCCATGTGTTCTGAGTAAAGCACCCACTGTTTATTCACTTTTCGTTGTAATCTAGCTTCGTGTAGTAGTTTGTTTAACTTTTGTGCTGATATACCGTAGTCTGCCGCGATTTGAGTTGTAGCTAATGTTCCAGTTGACTTTAAGATTTCATCTACATAGTCTGCTTTGGGTTTTAGCTCTCCAATTTCTTGTTGTAAAAGTAAGTTTTGCTCTTTTTCTTTCTTATACTCAGTCAACACTGTAATGATGTAGTCTGGATCTTTTAATGTTTGTTCAATTACATTGTCTGTTGCGTATATACCGTGTTTGCGAATAGCTGGTAGGACATCTGATGTTACCCATCGTTTGAATTTCCGAGCGGTTTCTCTGATTTTTTCGTTTTTGCTTTGTTTAGAAGCATCGAAGATTAGACTGTATAATCCTGATTCGTTGATAATGATCATATTTCTGTTTTGACCTGATGCACTAAATTGGTGCGTCAGCTTGTCCTCGCTATCAACATGATTTCTAATGGCATTGTCTGATCTTGCATATCCTAAAATCTCAGCAATATCTTTTCCTACAAAATAAGGTTCGTTTTCAATTTCTACTGTTCTTACTGGTAGCTCTTTAAAATTAAATGTTTGTAATGCTTGCATTTGAGTATCCTCCTTTTTCCTCAACACCCACATTCAGCAGACGGTTATCGCAATGACTATCGAATGTATTTAAACGCGGCTCATATCATCGCCAGCTCTCGCTCACATCTGCTCAATGTGGATGTTGATAAGCGTGGTTATATTAAGAAGTGAATGTTACTGATTCACTTTCCGCCACTCTGTTAAATCAGTAACTTTGTTATCGCTTTCAACACCGTTAAGCTTGTCTAACGCTTTCACTACTTTTTGGAACTCTTTGATAGCACTTCGTAGCTTTTTAGTAATTTCATCTTCTACCATTTCCAAACCAGCAAATGCGTCTTCGTTATTCATGCTTAGATGTTTGTTGAAAAGATCTCGAGTGTATCTTATTTCTTTAAGTGATTTATCATAAGCTTCAATTTGTCCTGAAAGGTTATGATATTTTAGTTGTAGTTTTACTAATTTTAATGATTGGTCTTGCATTTGTTATGTCTCCTTTAAGATGTTTGTTTGCGTTTCGTGTACTTTGTGGGTAAAAAAATATCTCCAATATTTTCGTCAAAAAAATCAGCGATAATAAACATCTCATCATTCTTAAATTGATGCTTTCCTAATTCTTTTAAACGATAACCTTCAGTTGATATATTCAAGAGGTTTGCTAAATCTTCTTGAGTACACTTTCTTTCTTTTCTCAACTTTATTAAATTCCATTGCATGTTGTCACCTCCCGCTTACAAAACCTACTATACACGATACGTGTACTTGAGTCAACATAAAAGTTTGCTTTTCGTGTATTTTTTTGTTGAATACCAAAAATAATTGGGTTATACTATAGGTAAATTTAAGGAGGTAAGAAAATGGATAAAAAAGAATTAGCGAAATTTATAGGCAATAAAATCAGATACTATAGAACCAAATTGAACTTAACTCAAGATCAACTTGGAGAAAAACTCAACACTAAAAAAGCTACTATTTCAAATTATGAGACAGGGTACAGAACTCCTAAACAAGATGATTTGTTTGAAATTGCTCATATTTTAAATATCAGTATCGATGATTTGTTTCCTACAAGAAATAATAAAAAAAACGACATCACTTCCATATACAACAAACTCACACCTCCCCGCCAAGAAAACGTACTTAACTACGCAAATGAGCAATTAGATGAACAGAATAAAGTCACTTCTATAGATGAATATAAAGAGTCTAAACTAGTATCGTATATTGCATGTGGTGCAACTGGTGCTGGCATAGGAGAAGAATTATATGATGACATATTGCATGAAGAAGTATTTTTTAAAGAAGACGAAACGCCATCAAATGCTGATTTTTGTATTTTAGTTAATGGTGATTCAATGGAACCTATGTTAAAACAAGGAACATACGCTTTTATTAAGAAAGAAGATTCTATTAAAGATGGTACAATTGCACTCGTTGTATTAGATGGAGTAAGTCTTATCAAGCGTGTAGATATATGCGAAGACTATATTAATTTGGTATCTCTAAATCCGAAGTATGATGATATCAAAGTCGCTTCGTTTAGTAATATTAAAGTAATGGGCAAAGTTGTATTGTGATTAATAACGCCTATGTGGCGCGAGGAGGATGAGGGATGGAAGAGAACGCACCTTTAGAAACAGCAGTTAATAATTTTAAAAAGATTCAAAATAGCGAGATTTACAAATTTAAATATATGAATTCATGGTGTCTTGAATATTCAGAGTTTTTATTGGATGAAGTTAGATTGTTAAAAGAAAACAAAAGTTACACCAGATATAAAAAAGGCACTATAATTTATGTAAAGTTAGGTGTTAATGTTGGCAGAGAGTTTTCTGGAAACCATTTTTGTATGGTACTTAATAATCACGATTCAAATAAAAATCCAATATTAACGGTAGTTCCACTTACATCTTCCAGAAGTAAATTCAATGTGCATATCGAAGAAGATTTGTTACCTTTAGTATTGGAAAAAATGGACGTAACGGGTAAGGATTTAGCTAAAAAAATCATGAACAATCTTGAAAAGGTGTCAAAAGCAGAAAACCCATACGATCAAAAATTACTTGATGAAAACAAATCGCTGAATGACGACTTCAAAAAATATTCGAAGGTTCGCAAAAGATATGAGCGATTCAAGTATAAAAAGACCTATGCTAACGTTTTAAATATCACTACAATCAGCAAGGATAGAATATCGAAAATTAATAGGTATGACCCTGCCGGAGAAATATCATATTCAAAAGAAACAGTAGATAAAATTGAAAATAGTATAAAAATTAGATTTCTTAGTTAAATCGCTTGAACTACACTCTCTTTGATGGTATATTACATATATACAAAACAAGCCGCTGAAATATTTGCGGCAAGCTTCAAATTAGACAAGTCGCTGAAATATTTGCGACATGAGAGGGTGCATCTGCGCTCTCTCTTTTTTTATACAATTTTCACGGGTAGCCCGCCTACCCTTATTATTTTTTGCCAATTTTGAGGAGGGAGCACATGAAAGTAGCAATTTATACTAGAGTGAGTACACTTGAACAAAAAGAAAAAGGACACTCTATCGAAGAACAAGAAAGAAAATTAAGAGCTTACAGCGACATAAACGACTGGAAAATTCATAAAGTATATACTGACGCTGGATACTCCGGAGCTAAAAAAGACAGACCCGCTTTACAAGAAATGTTGAATGAAATAGATAATTTTGATTTGGTTTTAGTCTATAAACTAGATCGATTAACTCGAAGTGTTAAAGACTTACTAGAGATACTAGAATTGTTTGAGAATAAAAACGTGTTGTTTAGGAGCGCAACAGAAGTATATGACACAACTTCTGCTATGGGACGTTTGTTCGTAACATTAGTAGGTGCTATGGCAGAGTGGGAGCGTACTACAATTCAAGAGCGTACTGCAATGGGTCGACGCGCATCAGCTAGAAAAGGGTTAGCTAAAACTGTCCCTCCTTTCTATTACGACAGAGTAAACGATAAATTTGTGCCTAATGAATATAAAAAAGTATTACGATTTGCAGTAGAAGAAGCGAAAAAAGGTACTAGTTTAAGAGAAATAACTATAAAATTGAACAACTCTAAATACAAAGCACCCTTAGGTAAAAACTGGCACAGATCAGTTATAGGCAATGCTCTAACGAGTCCGGTAGCTAGAGGTCATCTTGTTTTCGGTGACATATTCGTCGAAAACACCCACGAAGCTATTATAAGTGAAGAAGAATACGAAGAAATAAAATTAAGGATAAGTGAAAAAACTAACTCTACAATCGTAAAACATAACGCTATTTTCAGAAGTAAACTATTATGTCCAAACTGTAACCAGAAATTGACTTTAAACACAGTCAAGCATACGCCTAAAAATAAAGAAGTTTGGTATTCTAAACTATACTTTTGTTCTAACTGCAAAAATACTAAAAATAAAAATGCATGTAACATCGACGAAGGCGAGGTTTTAAAACAATTTTACAATTATCTAAAACAATTTGATTTAACATCATATAAAATCGAAAACCAACCTAAAGAAATAGAAGATGTCGGCATCGATATTGAAAAGTTGCGAAAAGAACGCGCTAGATGTCAAACACTTTTTATAGAAGGTATGATGGATAAGGATGAAGCTTTTCCAATAATAAGTCGTATTGACAAAGAAATACATGAGTATGAAAAGCGCAAGGATAATGATAAGGGTAAGACTTTTAACTATGAGAAGATTAAAAATTTCAAGTATTCATTGCTAAACGGCTGGGAATTAATGGAAGATGAGTTAAAAACTGAATTCATAAAGATGGCAATCAAAAACATTCATTTTGAATATGTAAAAGGAATTAAAGGGAAGCGCCAGAACTCATTGAAGATTACGGGTATAGAGTTTTATTAATTGGAAGTTCGGAATAACTATGCAGATACCTGATACACACTTCCAACAAAAACAACCACACTCCTAAATTAATAGGTGGTGTGGTTTTGTTGGTTGTGTGGTAAAAAATAACCGCATCGGTTAAGATACGGTTATCTAGCAAGGACCACGTACTTACGAATACGTTTAGAATCTCTTCGGCAACCTTGCTATAGACAGTCTATGCTGTTACTAAATTAAACCACCACACAAACCTACTCCCGTTCAGGAACACAGAGCTTTGTCGCTCGTCAGCAACGTCATATGAATTCTCAGTTCATGTTGTGGTGACACTTTAAACGGTCTGTGCCAGTAGCGACCGAGTCATTTCAAGAATGACCATTTCACATTTATATTATAACACTTGTCGTGCGTAACTGTATAGTTTTTCAGTTGTATTTAAAGTTAAGTTATCTACTTCGCGCTTTCCTTGCCTTAATTGTGAAATTACATATTGCGCTACGCCAGTTTGTTTGTGAATTTGGTAACCTGTTATATCACTTTTGATCAATTCAATTATTTTTAATTTATAATCACTCATATTATCTACGTCCATTCTTTTTATCTAAACAATAAAAATGTGTTTTTCTCCCGATAAATAATAACAATGGTAGGCTTAATAAAAACAATATTAAATACATTTGTTCTGTCATAATTGAAAACCTCCAAATAATATTATATTATATAAGTGTAAGGAGGAGCCATCAGGCTCCAAGCATAATGTTAATCTTTGTTGTTTGGCTTTCGGTCTAGGTAGCCGAGATGCCATTCTCTAAGTTGTTTTAACACTTCTGGAATTATCAGTACTGCCAATACTTGATGTTCTAGAAGTGTTTTTATTATGTCTAGCATGAGGCTTTTCACCTCCTTACACATAATTTGTAAGTCATCAACTAACCTACAAATATAATTATACTAAACAAATGTTTATTAGTCAAGTGTTTTTTAAAATTTGCATAAAAAATAGGCAAGTACCGTAGTACCTGCCTGTTATCTACATTTAAATCTTGAGAGAAATGTTAAAAAGTTCTAGTAAAATAATAGCACATTTTATCTTTAAATGTAAATAGAAAGCAGGTATGTAACGCACCTGCTCAAATAGACATGACTATGTCATTCTAACTGATTTCTCCCCATAAGTCACCTAATATCTGATTAGGTGGGGCAGAACCATTCCATGTTCTAATAGGCAAGTAATAACGTTGCCCCTCCCATGTATATCCTACCCAAACATGACCATCTTGTAACATCACTTCTGTATAATCACAATATCCACCAGGTTGGAACTGATAACCCACTGGACAAGATAAGAATGGCCCCACTTTTCTTACTGTGATTGGTTGATTGCCGTTTGTGAATCTAGCACTTTCTTCCATGTAGTAAGTACCATATTTATTACGTTTCCATGCACTTGCAACTGGTTTAACTGTATTACTTGAAGCGCTTGACTCATTAGAGACAGTGGCAACCGGTATTTTACCATCCATGTACGCCCTAATCTGCTTGATAAAGTAGTCTTTAAGTTGCAACCGCTTGTCTTCTGGCAATAGACCGCGAGTTACTGGATCAAAACCAGTGTGCAATACTGAGCTTCTGTGTGGGCATGATGTTGAAGTGAATTCGTTGTGTAATCGGATTGTGTTACGGTTTGCTGGTAATCCCCATTTTTTCAACAATCTAGCACATTCTTGGAAAGTCGCCTGTTCATTTTTTAAAAACGTCGCATTATCTGCTCCCATTGATTGACACACTTCAATACCGTAACCATATTTATTACCTATTTGATTCGCTGTATGCCAACCTACTTGAGATTCATCTAAGGCTTGCCAAACTGTGTTACCTGATACGTAACTATGCGCAATACCTGCCTCTAGTCTCGATAATGGCGCGTTAACTAATCCATTACGATATGCTTCTGCTGTTGCTCCTTTGCTTCCTGCGTCGTTGTGAATAACTATAAACTTAGGGTTACTACCACGCTTAGGTAGGTCATAACCTTTAACCACATCTTTGATGATTTTAAGTTCTACCGCTTTAGGTTGTGGCTTAGCCGTTTCCTTTTTAGATGCTTGCGTAGGAGATTGTACTGATCGTGGAGCTGTTTCGCTTTTGAAGTTAGGACGGATAAACCACATAGGGAAGTCGTAAGCGTGTTGGCGTCTTGTAACTTTTTCCCAACCAGAGCCAGGTTGTTGTACACCGTCTGTCCAGCCACCGCCGAGCCAATTCTGCTCATATACAATGATATAATCTAAAGTTGCTTCAATTACCCATGCAACATGACCGTATCCTGCACCATAATTACTACCGAATACAACCATGTCGCCAGGTTGCGCTAAGAAGTCTGGTGTATTTTGGTATACAGTAGCTAGTCCGTTAAAATCATTAGCACTTGGGATGTCTTTGGCACCTACACCTTTTAAGTTGTAGCCAAATAAGACTTGCCAACCTGCATTGGCATAGTCAAAGCATTGAAATCCATACCATCCGTCCGCATTATATTGTTTTCCCTCAGATGTTTTCAACCACTCTATAAACTCTTTTTTAGTTAGTTTTGCTTGCATTGTCGCCACCTCCATGATGATACTCATTCACATCAAAGCCAACATCGTTAGAGGCGTCTGTGAAAGGTTGTGATGTATCATATTCTTTTGGTGCTTTCGTGCTTAATTCCGGCGTTAAACTGCTGTCTTGTGATGATTTCCACGTAACTTGTTGTTCTTCTTTATCGCTATCTCTAGGCGCTTGATATGTCTGTGCTATAGATGAATCTGAGACGCCTTTTGACGTTGGGTCAGTAATAACGCCAATACCTGTAAGTAACGTGAGGATAGCGCCTATAATTGCGCTAGCTTGATTTAATTGAGTAGATAAATCTAATCCGAATAAATCCGTGACTTGCTTGATAAATAGCAACAATGCTCCAACTAAACTAGTTAGTACTGCTTTGTTTTTGAATCTCAATTTCCAGTTAATATCCATTTGTTTGCTCCTTTTATCCAAAATAAAAAAAACGACTAAAAATTAGTCGTTTAAAATTATTCAATGGTCAATGTCGGAGATCCTGAATAAACATCACTTATAGTGACATACAACGTCCCTGAAGGATTACTAAAGTTGATATTTTTACTTGCAACTCCGCTATTGACTCCTGATATTCCTAATTCACTTGAACCTAAATTAGTTTGCGAAATCCTCATTATACCGCTACGTACATTTTCTATTGTCACCTGATAACTTTTATTAGGTTCAACTCCATTTATTGTCCATTTTGCTGTTGATTCTTCTATGCTATCCGGATATTTATTTTTAGGTAAGGGTTTTATTACAAAATATGAAGGCTTTTTCCATACTTGGATATTTCCAGCATATACTTTTGTATATTCTTCGCCTTCGTAAATAAGTTTCTTTACATTTTTAAAATTACCTTCCATAAAAATCACCCCTTAATTAAGTAAAGTGTATTAGGGTCTTTTTGATATATATAGTTATATTCATTTTCTGTTCCTGTCCAAATTTTAACCGTCGGTTGAGATGCGCTTTTTAGTTGATATAAATTATCCGCTTGTTGTTTAGTAAAAGCTTGAGATGACAAAACATACCGCTCGTCATGATTATGATTTTTTGGAGCGTATAAATCATTTAGTGTTTGTTTGAATTCCTCAAAATCTTCTGCACTAACTTTTGAGCCAATCTGTTGCAATACACTTTCTGAAATAGAGTTGTTTTGTATTGCTTCTGCTAATTCTCTTAATGTGTTCATAGATTCAGGCGCGCTATCAACTAGTTCAGCAATTTTTGAATCCGTATACGTTTTAGAGTCGTTGAGAGTTGTATCTTGGATTTTTTTAACTTCTTGCAATTTATCTTCTAACCCTTCAACATTTGCGATATTGATTTTATCCAATAACTCAGGTTCTGCTTTGATATCTGTATCTTTACCGTCAATTTGCCACATTTTAGTGTCAGGATTGATTGATACTACAGTACCGTTTTTACCGGGTGCGCCTTGTTCTCCTTTTTTACCTGCTTCACCTTTTGCACCAGGTTGTCCCGGTTCGCCTTTATCACCTTTCGCACCTTTAAATCTACTTTCATTCTTTTCGATGTAAGAAATGACATCTTTATCTATTTTCTCTTTAAAGTCTTTGTTCAATAAATCTGTCGCGTTATCTTTTAAGATTCTCGTAATAGCATCATCTACCAATTTAACATCGATTTCTTTTGCTACAGCAGATTCAATACCACTATCAACGATATTGAAAGAAAAGTTCGCGACATGTATTTTTTCTTCTTCTTTCTCTAAAAACAGCTTACAGCGAACATAACCAGCGTGTTTGATAACCTTTTTAGGTATCTTGTAGGTAATGAATCCTTTTACAACATCATCGATAATAAGGGGCTCATTTTTGAATATAGAGCCATCTTCCATAAACAAATGTAATCTAGGTGTTAAGCCGTGTGCTTTTAGATCGATACGACCTTGTTTGTCATTGATACCTATTCTTATAGATGCTGTATTTTCATCTTCAGTGTAAAATCGACAGCCAATGTCACCTAAGTCAACACCATCATTTTTTATTCTCGTTTCAACATCTTTTATTTTGTACATTTATACACCTCTTTATTTATATTTATCTCTTATAAAGTAGATACCTTTTAAGCCGATTTTTTTATATAGCTTAGCGATTGTACTTGCTTGATGTTGGCACCACTCTATAGCAGTAGCATATTGATGTGTAGCTGGATTTTTAGGATTCCATCTAATTCGGTACAATGTGTTTTGCCCTTTGTTGATGTAATCCTTTCTTACGAAGCTAGCACCGCCCATGATTGCTTTTGCTGGAGATGTCCAACCTTTATTCCTAGCAAACGTCATTGCGTAGTTAGGATTGTTGTCGTAAGCGCCAATGCCGAAGTAGTTGTATACTCCATCTTTTCCGTTAGCGAAGTTACTTGTTCCATATCCACTTTCTAAGAAAGCATGCGCGATTAAATAAATTTCATTAATGTTGTGCTTTTTACAAGCTTCTGCGAACGCTTTACCTTGATTATTCAATGTCCCCTTACCTTTAAGTATCTTATTAAGCGAACTAACTGAAACGCCTTGATACTTGCCTAAATTAAGCATTTGGTAGCACTGCGTGTTACTTTCCCATATTCGTTTAACATTCATTGCCGAGCCCGTTTGAGCTCGTGTAGCGTTAGCCCAGCCCCAAGCATTAGATTTTTTCGGGTTACCTCTTGCCATTTGTTTATCCAGTGCTTGTTTGAATGTATAAGGGCTCGTTTCTGTTATGATCTGCGGTTGTTTAGATGCCGAGCCATTATTGGCTGTTGGTGATGAGTCTCTTACATTAGCTATATCAGCGTTTTTATTATCAACCATAACTTTTATTCTAGATTTTGTTACTGTTGGTTTAGTTATGGAACTCAATAATTTTTCTCTGTTTTTAAATATATTAAGTAATGCCTTTTCTAATGCTTCGTATTTATCTTTAGGGGGAACACCGTTGTCAATCATATTCCAATTAACATGTTCCAACATCGAACGCCAAATGCTGTCGTCTACTTTTAAATTTTCAATACTTAGAGGTATCTCATATTTGACCATCATATCTACAGCTACAACCATTGCGTGAATCTCATTAAAAATAAATTCGTTTTTACTCGCGCTATAATCTTCACATACGTCTATAATTATATAATCAGGTTCATTAGGAAACTCAAATACGGCTCTTCTAGGAGCCCAAATATTATGTCTATCAACATAAAAGTGGGGATATTCCACATCTTGTTTGTATTTCTTCCTACTGTTATATAAACTTTCTACCGAGCTCATTGTTTGAGCATTTCTAATCATTATTCCTTTAGGTTTTTCGAGTCGTCGATTACCCTCTACTATAAAGTGATAAATATATTCCGGATAATTGACCTCTTGGCTAGAAATAGTGTACTTTATAGTTTTTACGTCTTTCCAAATCGGAACTTTTTTATTATTCTTTTCCTTATCATCACTATCATCTTTCGGTTTAGGTACCGGTGTAGATTTCTCTGGATGATATGGTGGTCTAACAAAATGTGTTACTCCTCCAGGCCCATCGTGATAAGTATGTTTGATTTTATAGGGTGGGCTGCCAGACCAAATAGCTGTATACCAATTCTGGTCTACTGAAACAAACGCATTTTTATCAGCTGGACCAACAACTATCGCTACATGACCCGGGTTTCTATTAGCCCAAACTGCCCAATCTCCCGGCTTAGGCACAAAACTAGCTGTGTTTCTATAAATTTTAAAATCTCTACCGCGATAATTGGATTTTTGAGCCATAGCATTTGCGTTGCCCCAAGTTCTGAACCCCCAATATCGTTCTAAAATGTAGTTAGGAACATCCCAACATTGCCCGCCATATGCTCTGTCAACATCTATAACTCTTCTGTTTTTAACCATATACAGTGCCCAGTCTACCACTTCACTAGCTGTAGGTTTTCGAGTCTTTGGATTAGGTAATCCCATGTATGCACCTCATTTCAATCAAAATAAAAAGCCAGTGCCTTAGCACTGACTCCTATACATTACTTACATTTACCAAACCAGAAGCATGCCCAGAAACTATATCCGAAGAATCCTTTAAGCATGGTGATCACCTCCTTTAAATACCGAAAATGGTTCTTATTAAGGCTATGACAATCGTACTAAAGATAGTCCCTACCAAACCGAGAATCCACATTTTCATATCACGTATATTTTTGTCGTTTTCTTTCTTATTTTTTTCGTCTATCTGTCTTTCCCTCTGGATAGCATCTAAAGTTTTATCTAATTTAATGTTAACTTGCTCTTGAGTTTTTTGACCTAATTTAATCTCATTGAGAGTGCTAAGCATTGTTTCATCATTCTCTTCTAATCTTCTAATTCGCCATTCATGTTCGTGCCGTTTGGTAAAGCCAAACATTACGCCACCTACTTTGTGTTAAATTAAAAAGCCACAAGCATTATACCTGTGACTTTTCATCTTTTGTTTCTGGATATTTTTCTCCAGTGATTAAAGCGTATTCTTCTTTGTCAATTACACCCATGTCTACGTACCACTTAATTTGCTCATTTTTATAGCAACCCCAAACATAAAAAGTTTTAATGTCTTTAAAAGTTGGATAAATCATCTTCATCATTTAAACGTCCCCCTCAGTATTTGTTTTGTTAGTTGTCAGTTCGGTCAACTGTTGTGTTAACATAGCGTTTTGTTGCGTCAATTTCATTGTCAACATGTTCACTTGCGTCATCTGCATTTGCATACTCGCAACCATGCTGCGAAGTTCCTCGTCACTCAAATCCGATGCAGTTTGTTGTCCTGGTGTGTTCAAATCATCTTCTTTTTCGAAATTATTGTTGTATTTAATTTCTCCGTTTGTGAATACAAACTTTCTAGGTTCGAACTCTTCTTTGAATTTGATAGGCACATTGTTATCATCTACATCTAAACTATTGCGTAAACCGCCAGTATTAACGTATCCGATAACTTCGTTTTTATCGTTTACTGTGATTTTCATTACTTCCACCCCTCAATACGTTTAATAGTAATTTTGTTTGCATTTGCACCAGAACCCGCACTTTTACCGATGTCATATAGGATATCAACGTCGATTCTGAATGTAGTATTGCTAGTTTTAGAAACAGAACATTCATATAAGCCACCACCGTTGCCATCACTATCAACTAGATTTGTTTTAGATATTACTATGGAATTTGGCATAGATGTTAAACTGACTTCTGCAAAAGTGCCTCCAGGATAAGTACCTGATATTACTAAAAGAGAATAGTTTTGATATGATTCAGTTAAGTTAAGTGTTGTACCAACTCCGTTAGCCGCGCCATCAAATAAAACCGCTTTTTTATACTCATTTGGTACAGTCCATTGTGAGTCTAATCGACCATTTATGATTGATCGTGTATAAACTTTTTTTGAGTTTGCAGGCGTAAAGTTGAAAAATTTGTTTGTTTCATCTTTAACGAATACAGATAAATAACCCTCATAACTTTCAACACTACCTGGTAAATCCGGCACTCTTGTTGCATAGTAATTACCAGCAGTTAAATAGCCTAAATCGCCTTGCGCATTGTTTAAGTTAACTTGTATTGATTGACCGTTCGCCTCTGTCATCTTATGTTGTTGCCAACTCGTTGTTCCGAATTTATCATCTACATACTGCTTAGCTTGATTTAAAGCATTGTTAGATGTTTCTTTAACAAATTTCTTCGTTAATTCTTCGTCAACTTTTTTATAGAACTGATACCATGTGCCACCGATTTTATATGTTGTGTACTCATCATTTGAATCGTCTGGATACCATGTTGCACGTGCCGTACTATCATCAACAACATAGACAACTAACAAGCCTGATTTCCCTAAAGTATTCGTAGTTGCTGAAACTTCAGAACCATCATCAACGCCATCTTCTTTAGGCGTCTCTAAAGTGCCTATATCTTTAAACGAGGGCGCATCTGTCGCGCTAGTGATATGAATAATCCTAGATGTATTAATTGCGCTTAAAACGCTATCTATGGACTGTTCAGACGATTCAATTGCTTTACCATAATCATCAGTAATTTTTGATTTTTGCCAATTTGTCGTTGTGTTACCTTTGACAAGGTCAGCACCATTGATTTGTTTCTCAACTTCATTGACACGCGCAAATATCGCTTGCTCCTTTTCAACTATTTTACTGAATTCAGCTGTAACAGCTTGTGTTGCACTAGTTTGCGTCGCAGTAATAGCTTGTATAGCTTCGTTTTGCTTGATTTCGATTTGTTGAATGCCTTTTGTCGCACTATCATTCACTTTTGCTATTAACGTTTGTGTATCAGCCATATTTTGCTTTAATTGGTTAAAGTCTTTACCGACAGCTTCGATAGTATCTTGAATAGATTTGATATAAACAAGCTTTGTTATACCATCAAACCCACTAACTAAATCATTTTCGATATTGAAGCTAAATTGACGTTCAACAACAACATTATTACTCCCATTTTGTGTAAAGAATGCTTGAGCATGCACCTTACCCGAATGTTTTAAAAATTCATTCGGTATCACATACTGCAAACGCCCATCAATTGCATCTACTATCGTTAATTCGTCTGAAATATAAGCGCCTCTATCTACGTTATAATCATCGGTTTTTAACACGATAGATGTTTTGACATGTTCAGAACTTATAGATAACGGTCTGTTATTCTTAGTTACTGCAAAATTTAAAACACCAGTCCCTCTATCTGATTCATAGAAACTGATGTTTGTGTCAATAATTGGATTATATTGTGATGTTGTTTGTAACTCGATTAAGTTATCGTCTTTCGAAAAATTATCTACTACCATTACTTAACCTCCTCGCCTTTTATAATGCTCCAACCGCTATTGCCACCAGTTCCAAAGTTTCTAACTAAAAATTGATGTGCAGATGCAAAGTTATTACGTCTTAATACTTGTGTTGTGTTGCCTGGTGTATTTGATTTCACCTCTAACACCCAACCTGCAATACCTTTAAAGTCTTTAGGAAAATCAGTAAATCGTTTTGATTCTTCAGTAGTGATATAGAAGTCTAGGCCAACGATTTTTAAATCAGATAGCTTAGTAATACTTTTCGGAATATGTTCCCAATATCCAGCACTCTGCGGGTTAAAGTTCCATGAGCCGTTGTTTTTCTTGTTAAAGATGTCGATAACACGCTCAAATTTGAGCATATTTCTACCTGTGCTATTTCTAGTGAGTACTTGTCTTACCGCACCGTTATAATGTCCAGGTAATACATCAAAGAACCAACCTGCATCCCTAAATTCTTTAGGTAATGGAAAGTCTAGCGCATTTTGCGTATCTTGAGAGTATAAGTAATAGTTACCAACCTCAGTAACATCACTTAAATATGCTGGGTTTTGCACTGGTAACGGTTTAACACGTCCACCTGAATCAGTCATTGATACTTGAGGTGCGATGTTTTTTAAGAATTGGTTTACACCTCTTTGACCGATAGAATAAATTGAGTGATGTCTGTTGTTACCTGGTCCAATAGTTACCCCAATTAAAAGCGCTTTGCGTCCTGTTTCTAGATCGTAATACATGTCGAGACCCTCAGCTTCTTGGAAGTCTCCTTTAAAGTTATTATTCACACCGCCTATATCGATACGACGTTTAAACAATAATTCCTTTGTTTTGACGTCGAATCCTTGTAAGTAATTAGGATTAGCCGTATTCGAATCACCCGTGTACCAATACAAGACACCTGCATCATACGCAATACCTTGCATAGGTTGCGTTAATGAAGAATATTCCATTGGTATATCCATTTGATACAAAATTTTGTCTATACCTTTGTCGATATCGTCAGCACTTCTAACTTCAATGAAATTCAATGAATTCTTAGCTTGTTGTTCAGAAGCTTTATATTCACGTCTAAAAATCATTAAGTTTTCTGCTGGATTATAAATTGCTGACGTATATCTATCATTAAATATATTTGGCATGACGTCTTGCATTTCATTGCCGTACGTTATCTCTCCAGTTCTATATTGGAAACGTACAAACTTGTTGTTTTTGTTACTGTCCAATACAGCTGAATAAATCCATAATTCTCCATTAATGTATCTATACGCATTGTGTGTACCGTGACCGCCATTTTTAACAAGCAATCTATCAATAAATTGTCCGTTGGGCTTCAATCTAGATAACATGTAATGATTGCCTGGACGCGCTTGTGTCATATAAATAATTTTTGTTTTAGGGTCTACCCAAAATGATTGCATTACTGCGTTAGTGTATGGCGATAAGTCAGTGATAAATTCTGGTTCTTGCTCTTTCGGTTCGAATCGATATTCAGTTGCTCGATATTCTTTGTAGTGTTCATCTACAGCTTTCTCGACTTTTTTAGTGAAAGCATCTAGTGTTGAATAATCATGATACAAACGATCTTGTAAAGTTTTGTGACCATAACCAGTATTATCAACACGTGCATCTGTTACTTCATTAATACCGTCGCCGTTATGACCTAGAATCATATTGCTAAAACGGCCATTTAGATATGTTAAAAAGTCAGAGACACTACTAGTAACTTGTAAGTGTTCATACTTAATTTGCTCTCCGTCATGTGCAAATACTTCTTTGTTTCTATGGTATTCAAGAGAGAAATTTAAGTCAGTAAGCATATCTGAAATGAGTTTGAAATTATATTCGTTCTCATCCACATACCTGTAATCGAAAACTCTGCTTAAATCTGTAATTAGTTTATTACTCATGTTTTCCTCCTTTATTATCCATAAAACTGATAATAATTTTTAATAAGTTCATACATAATAACTTCATGGCCTCGTTCATTCGGATGTAACCCGTCAGGCATGCTGGATTTTCTAAATGCAGGATTATAAGGTTTGAAATAGTCTGTATGATATGCATCATATACAGGCACGTCTAATTCACTGCAAGCCAAAACTTGAGCATTGACATAATCCTCTAAAGTTAACCCTAGTTTGTTTTTGTCCGTATCTTTACGGCGTATCGTTGTACCACTCATAGGGCATTGCCTAGTAGCTGTCATTACAAGTATTTTTGAAGCTGGATTATTTTTCCTGATAACTTCAATTGCAGAACAAAAGGCGCCGTAAAACGTTTTAGTGTCGGTTTTATCAGTGCCTATCGGTACGCCTGCCCAATAACCATGTAACCAGTCATCATCTGTACCTTGTAATATGATTAGGTCTCCTCTTATTTGCTCTGCTTGTCTATAAATGCTGTTTTCTACCGCTTCTTTACCTATTGGAACTGTTGCCATTGTTGCACCACCTCTTGCAAGGTTGGTCGTTTTAGCTTTTAACTTCTTGCCTAACATTTCTGTGAAATTAGTTTTCGCATGTGATCCTCTAGCTACAGAATCGCCAATCGTTCCAATCGTTTTTACATCTTTAATGTTTGATTTATCTATAAAATCATGAACGATAGTGCCGTCAGATGTAGTCACAGTTTTAGAGCTTACCTTCTGTTGTTTATCTTCAATCAAATCAGTTCTACTCATCAAATCGAGTGTTGATTTAGCTATTGACGCTACTTTAGACTTCAAGTTTTCTGCCGCTTTACTAGGATTAGAAAGGTTAACATCATTTAATCCAGAAACATAGTTAGCTGCAGTATTAACTTTTTTCATATATCGTTGTTCTCGATTAAACTCACCAAGCGTTACATCTTGCTTAACAATTACATTGTTTATACCCCTAATCGTTTTAACTTGTACTATACGGACTAAATCATTCAAACCTAGTTTGGTAGATTTTATTTGTACTATGTCTCCGGGTTGTGGGTCTGCTTCTGGATATGATTCTCTTAACACCAAAAAGTCCAAAGACAAAGATTGTTTTAACGACTTTTTCAATCTCGATTGTAATTCTTTATCCATAGTTTCTTGGTCAGTCACTTTACCATCTTTAAATGGTTCTGCGTGGATGTCGCCGTATATTTCAGCTAATGCACTTCTAGCTTCCATTACGAGCCCAGCGTGTTCGAATGTTTCTTCTCCTGAATAATTACCATATCCTCTAATGAAGGTGGCGAAATCACTTGCATCTTCCTCGAGTTTTATAGCGTTGGCGTTGACTTCATCAGAAATAAAATAAGACGCTTTTTGATTTGCAAAAGGCGTCAATACAAACTTATATCTGTCTTTCTTTTTGTCATACGTTATTTTATATTCTAAACCGAAATGTTCTAACCCCTTTTTAAACATTTCTAACCTTGTGTCGCCTTCACCACCATTTTCAAACTTCGAAGACTTAACCTTACCTTCGACTTCAAAAAGCATTCCAGTACCTTGAAACACAATGTTAAAATATCTTTCTACTGTAAAAGATCCTGTTACATTAACATAAATCCTATCAATCATTAACTTGTCTATAGGAATCTCTCTAGCAGTACATTCAACCAGTTGTCTGTCGCCTTCTGATTTCCTATCAATGACAGTTATTACATATTCTTTCTTGTCGTTTTCACCTTCGACATGACTAACAATCCATCTTTTCCCTATAGCGTTAATAACTTCATAAGTATATTTATTTTCTAGAATATCAAAAGTTAATACACCGTCAGCATTAACTTTTTTTACTAAAGTTGTTTCTACTGGTACAGGTGCGCCATTACCTTTAGGTGGTTTAATAGTTATTGTCATTCTGACACCTACTTATAATAAAATTTCAAATCAAACTGAACTTTTTGTACCGTTTGATTAAACTCAAATTTATTAGCTCCGTATTTAAATTTTGGTTGGGCTATATTCGTTTCGGTACTTATTTCAACACCGTTTTTATAAACTCGGAAGCTATCATAAACAATTCTGTCTCCAGCTTTTAGTTTGATCCCTTCGATTTTCATTATTTCAGCATGCGTTAAATTCCATACAAACGATTCTGTATCTTCGCCTAAAATAATTGTTATCTTTTTATACATGTTGAATTGGTCGTTAGGAGCACTACCGTGATAATAAACTGTACCTTTGCTCAAATTTTCAAATGTATACTTTCTTTTGTCTCCGCCTGCATGCCAATCAATATTAAAATCAAACGACCACAATCCAACCTTTTTGTTTTCTTCTAACTCTAGGCTTGTTCCAATACTTTCACCGTATGGTAATTCTGTAGTTTCGAATTTTAGTTCAAAAGAAACTTTATTACCTTTTTGTTTAGGGTTTATAACTCCGTTAAAAATAACTTTATACTGTTTACCATTTACATAAATTTGTTGATCGTGTCTTGAATATTCGTAATCCGGGAAGTTGTTTTTATCTAATTTCACGTAATCATCAGAAGTTGGTTGAGTAAACCTGTAATTCAACTCTTCTTTTCTTCTGATTTCTCGCAAATACATAGGTTCTATGTCTGTCGTTAACGAATACAACATATCTCGCATATAAGCAATGTCTGAACGATTTTTAACTTTACAAAAACAAGGAACAACTATATCTCTACTGATATAATTGCTCCCCATTAATATACGACCGTTCATATTTTCTTTGTCTTGATACTTTGTGTTGATTTGCATGCTATCAATTACTATATCGTTAACGATAAACCCGTATTCACTTAATTTGATTACAGTACCATCTTTTTTTGTTAATTCTATGTCCATTTGTAACCTCCTTTATAAGTAATACTCAGAATTGCGTTTAGCATTTCTGCCGTTAACAATACTAGTAAGCGCATCGTTATTGACATCGAATTCAACTTTAACAGTTTTCATGTTCGGTGATGTTTCAATAGAATGTGTGTGTTGTACTTGCGCATTTATATTTCCACCTAAATTACTTAAGTTTCCTGTAATACTAGAAATGTCAGGTGCGTTTAATGTAGGTTGAAATGCATCAACTACTTTATCTGCAACATTAGAAACATTACGGATAACTTTACTTGAATGATTATCTATACCTTTAACGAAACCTAGCATTGAATACATACCAACATCCATGAATTCACGTGAAGGTGAGTGAATACCCAAAGCACTTTTAGCTGCATCTAAAGCTTTCTTAGCAACATTTTTAGCTGCATCTACTAATTGACCAGCCATTTGTCCAATACCTCTAATTAAACCACGGATCATATCAGCACCTGCAGACACAAAATCTCCTATAAAGCTTTTTATTTTATTTACTGCATTTGTCATACCTTGACTAACTTTGTTTACAACATTAACGAATCCTTGAATAACTCTATTAACAAAGTTAATTAGCGTACTTGTTATAGTAGATACCCATTGCATACCTTTAGTGACAATGAAGTTCCAAGCTTGAGACATTTTGTCTGATATAGTTGAAACAACTTGTGTGAATATGCTTACAACTTTATTCCAAATTGTCGTTAATATACCAGATAAGAAACTCCAAATCGTATTCCATATATTAGAAATAAAACTCCATGCCGCTTGTAACGCAGTAGATATAGCTGTAGTGATAGCGTTCCAAACCTTAGTTGCCACAGTAACTATAGTGTTCCACAACGTTTGTAAGAACGTCCAAATAGCGTTCCAAATTGTCATTGCGATAGTCATAATTGTGGTAAATACTGTAGTTATTACAGTGACCAACAAATTCCAAATCGTTGTAGCGATTGTAATTATCGTATTCCAGATTGTACTTAAGAACGTCCAAATAGCTGTCCATATCGTCATAACTATTGTCATTATCGTCGTAAAAACAGTTGTAATGATTGTAACTAAAAGGTTCCATACTGTTGTTGCAATAGCGATAATTCCATTCCATAGCCCTTGTAAATAAGCGACTATTTGATTCCAAACAATCATTATAAAATTGTAAACATTCGATACTGCTGTAGTGATAGCTGTTAAAATAGCATTCCATACAACCGAAGCTACAGCTTTTAATACATTCCAAACATTAACCATAAACGTTTTTATCGCATTCCAAGCATTTATAATAAAGTTTCTGAATCCTTCATTTTTATTCCACAATAAAACGAATATAGCTATTAATGCAGCAATTACACCAATTACTATTGTTATTGGACCGCCTAAAATACCAAACACAGTTACTAGTCCTGTGATAGCATTTCTAATTAATCCAATCTTACCGAATAACAATTGGAATATAGCTGTAACTAATTTTATTGGACCTTTTAACGATGTCATTGCCTTACTTAATACTAAAGTTCCTGTTTTAGCCCAACCAAACTTAGTTACTAATGCAACCAATCTTGCTGCTAATGGTCCTAAAAAGTCCATTACCGCTAATATTGGAGCAATTAAAAATCTAAATGCACCAACTAAAGTTATAATGACACCAACTAATTGTGCTGTAGCTGGATGCGCCTCAAACAAGTTAGCTATCCAACCAGTTATTGCAACTGCAACGCGTAATACTGCACTAGCTATAGGAGCCATCGCTGTTGCGAATGCAACTAATCCTCTTGCAATGTTCCCAATTAATTGCATTATTAGTGGTCCATTAGTTTGTATATAGCTGACAAAATCTTTAAAACCTTGAGATTGCCCGACTTGTTCAGACCATTCTCTAAACTTAGCCGTCATCTGTTCGAGAGACTGGAAGATTCCAGTTGATGACCCACTAAATGCATTCATCAAATTGTTAATTCCAGCAAAAACATTTTTAAAAATATTGCCAATGATAGGTAAATTTGTTTTTGTGTATTCAATAAAACGAGTTATCGAATTTTCTCCAGCTGCACTATTAGCCCAATTAGAGAACGATTGACCTAATCTGTCTAACCAATCAGCCGACCATTGAAACAGTGGTGCTAATTGCGTGAATACATTGACTAATCCGTCACCAAAACCGCCTGCAGCACTTAATAGCTTGTTAAATACCGAAACACCCGTTGTATTCATCATATTAAAGAATCTTGAAGCTACACTGCTATTTTCAGCCCATTTAAGCACGCTTTGAGACGCTTCTTCCATTCCTCTTGAAATACCACTAAAAAATGGTTGTAAGCTCTGCATTGCAGTTTTAACAGTATTTAAACCATTTGCAAGAGTTGTGAAGATAGCGGATTGATTTTGCTTTATAATATCAGTCCATGCTGACTTTACGCCATCTAACGCTTTTTTGTATTCGTTTGTTGCTGAGCTAGCTTGTAAAGTGCCATCATTAAGCATCTTTATAGCGCTGATAGCCATTGCGCCAAATGCTACAAAGCCAGCGCCGGCTATTGCTACCGCACCACCTAAAGCAAGTACACCACCAGTTAACACTTTGATAGCGTTTAATAGTGCAAACACTACAGGTACTACGCTCGCTATTACAGGTATTAAAATGCTAAAAGATGAAGTTAGTAATCCACCAACCATATTAGAACCTACAGTACCGAACACACGGAACATATTAGCTAAATTCCCCATCTGTCTTTGGAAATTGTCGTTTGCTTTTATTATGTAGGCATAAACTTTCTTTAAACCATTAGTATCGACATCTACCTTTGTTGTTTTTTTGTTTGGCAATGCGTCTAATGATTTTTTAAACGCATAAATAGTTGGTATAGAAAGCCTTGTATCTACATCAAGTCGAGATCTAGTTTTATTTGGAATACTTTTAAGCTCTTCTTTAGTACGTTTGATTTTAGAATTAGCAACACTGTTGTCTACATCTAAAATAGCTTTGGCTTTAGACCTATTTAAAGCTTCAAGACTAGCTTTAGATACTTTTAACACTCGATTGAATTTACTGTTATCAGCATTGACGTCAATATTGACACGTTTCTTTTCTAGTTCTGATAACTTATTTTCTGCTTCAGCGATATCTTTAGTTAACTTTTGTTTTTGTAGTTTAACCTCAGGGCTAGCTTCTTTGGAGTTAAGTTTGTCTAGTTCAAAATTTGATTCTAATATCTTTTGTTGTAAGTCTTGTATACTAGCATCTAATTTAGCTTTTACATTTTTGTTGCTAAAGGCATCTAAAGACTTTTTAGCAACCTTGATAGTTTTTTGTAATTTTTTATCGTTAGCGTTTAATTCAACATCTTTAGTTTGATCTGCTACTCGTTTAAATCTTTGCACAGACTTAACCGCACTATCAATTTGCCTTTTGAATTTGGCTACACTAGCTTCAATAGTCGCTTTAATTTTATATTCCGTCACATTAACACCTCTCTTTCTATTGCTTATTAAATTCTGCTATAACTTTAAAGAATTCATTATTTTGTGGTTCGTATTCATCACGTTCGCTGCTAAATCTTATATCTTTACCTTCGTTAAGCCGTTGGATATTTTCTTCATAAGGCAATACGTCGTTTGCATTGTTAAAAACATATTCCTCTTTAGGTTTATTTTCTGTCCCAACATTTTTAGTAGCTGCAGCATCACGAATAGCAAACGCAAGTTTGTAACGTTCGAATTCTTGGGTTAGCATTTCATACTCTTTCGCATACATTCGATAGTTATATTCTGTTAATGTCATTTGCTCAATAACGTTCAAATCTGTAATACCAAGTGTTGACATACAAGTTATAACGATTCTGTCGTAAGTTATTACGCTTCCGCTGGTTTCTCTTCCGCTTCCACTACTTCGACTAGGTTTCGGGTCATAGGTCGCTTTCCCAACTCCGTTAAAATATCCGAACCGAATTCTTCTAGTCCGATATTTTCTGCGATTTCATCTAATGCTTCATCAATGTTATTAATAGTAATTGCTTGTTTTTTTAAGTGAGATGTAGCTGCGATTAAAACTTCGCCAATCACAACCGGATTTCCACTTTCTAAACCTACAGGCAACATTGATACACCTTGACCGATAGAAGCTTGTTCAACTTTTAAACCTAATCGGTTATCGATTTCTCTTAAAAATTTAAAACCAAAACTTAATTCTAATGACTTTCCGTTAATTTCTACATTCATAACTTAAAATCTCCATTCATGATTAATTTAAACAAAATAAATAGGGCTTAACGCCCTATTTTTATACCTCTCCTGGTGTAACCGTTGATGAATCTACCTTAGGTTGTGGAATTGCTGTTAAATCTTCGCCAGTTAACGCATCTGCTTTTGTAGTGTCATGGAATCTGTATCCAGTCGCCTTAAGTTTCTTTGTTACAGCCTCAGGTAGTGTTGCAAATCCACGTTGGAAACGACCATTCACTCCATATTCATATTCATATTCATCAATACCGTTAGCTTCTGCTTTTAATTCAAATTTATTGTGGAAACCTTGGAAATATTTCGCTTTAAATTTAGTGGCATCTCCATTTTTGCCTGGTATTCTACTTTCAACTTCCCAAGCCTCATACAATACGCGATCTACAACTGCATCTTCAATTTCATCTGCAAAATCGTCACCATAAAACATTTTAGCAGTACCAGACATTGTTGACTCAACAGAACCACCAGTGTTATAAGAACCGTCCATTGTATCCTCTGTATCTGTATCAGCTTCATGTGATAAGCCGTATTCAGTTAAAAAAAGCATTTTAGTAGCATCTACTTTTTCGCCAGCTTTTCTAAATAAAATAATACGATCATTACTATTTTTCATATTTGCCATTCAATATTCCTCCGTTTTTTAAAATGTTTTGTAAGATATCGTTACTGATGTGTGTATCAATTCTTGATTGGTAGTATCATCAACTAACTGTGTGATGTTAGTATCATCTTCTTCAAAGTCATAATCGTTTGTTTTAACGCTAGGTGTTAAATCATCAATACATCTTTTAACAAGTCCGTCATGATGTCCTAAATCATCACTTACACTCCAAATATCAATAACTAAATTCGTGTCACCAGAATAACTATCAAACGTGTATTTACTTCTGTTTGACTCCGGCATTTTTATTACAAAAAAAGGATACGGAATCTCTTGTTGCATCTCTTTACGAGAAATAACAGGGAATCCATATCCTTGTAGCATTTCATACGCTTTATTATAAAGTTGTAAGTTCGGTGTCATGCTTTTATCTCCTATTCAAACAACGCTTTCAATTCTTCTACAGTTGATTTTCTTATTACCTCATATACTGGCCACATAAAAGGTTCTGCCTCCATGTATCGAGTACCAAACTCTAAGAAACCACTATAAGCTGCATGCGATGTGATAGTGTATTGCAAATCGCCAGTTTTTTTATATCTGATATTGCGTGATAAATTACCAGTCCAATAACCCTTATTCATTACTTCTCTAGCTTTCAATTTAGCTCGTACTACATATTCTTTGGCTTTTTCTTGTAAAGTATCATCTACATCATCATCGATGTTGTTTTTCATATCGTGAAATTGGTTTAACAGTGCGTCTAATCCGTCTATATTCATCAATTGACCTCTTCGATATAATATGACGTTTCGTGTCTGTATGTCTTTGTATCAATTATCTTGTAGCGAATACCATTAATTAACACGTGGCTAACAGGGTAAGATATTGATTCTTTTATCCTCAGGACACTTACATCGTTTTTTACATCGCCGAATTCAAGTTGCTTTCTTGCTCTAGAAATAGGATTAATATTGCATGGTATCGCATCATAAGTGATTAGAGTGTTTTCTTTTTTGCTAGTTTTAGGATTGTAAGTTGCTGCTTGTTCTGATTGAAAGACGGCTCTATCTTCATATCTCAAAAGAACACAGCCTTTCCTTTTTTAGTTCTCGTTCTAGCATTAAAGTAATTATCAATAATAGCTTCATACTCCTTGAAATCGTTCAATTCATACGCATTGCTACGTCCGTCAACCGCTTCTGATGTCATACCTTCAGCACCAATCCTGTTGTAGCGTTTAACTGCAACTTCTTTAATCATGTAACTAAACCTTTCCGGTATTTGTTCAACTTCAATAGGTAACATTGATAACAACTGGCTTTCACAACTTTTTATGATTTCTTCTAATTGTTCATCTTGCTTTTCATCTTTAAGACCAATACGTTTTTTTACATCAGCTAGCGTAGTCATATAACCACCTACTCTAGTGACTCAAAAGCATTGATAATTTCAGCTTTTGTTTGTTTTTCATCAACTTGTAAGCCAGCAACACTTGCTATTTCAATAAGTTCCTTTTTTGTTAACTTATCATCAACAACGTAAATCATTTGCTCATTGCGTTTATTTTCAACGCTGGCTAAAGATTTTATACGTTCATCTGTAGGATCATAACCTTTGCGAGGGTAGACATGCCCTTTCATATAGACATGTCTGTTATCTTCTAAATCTGTAAAATCTACTTTAACAATTCCAATGATTTCGGGCATGTTACCACTCCTAATTATTTATTAAACTTCTCCTGGTGCTGAATCTGTTTTTTTGTCAGCAGGCACTAATTTAGCGAATGCTTTATCGTCAGCGATGTGTAACGCTACATGCATAGTTGCACGTAATGCCACCATGTCTTGTTCGAATAAGTTTACAGGTGTGCCATCTTCGTTTTTAACTGTAGATAATTGTGCAGTTTCATCGATTTTGTATTCAATTAATTGAGGGATACCGTAAATCAACTTATCAAAGTCACCAGTAATTAATTCACCGCGTTTTAAATTGCTTGATTTAAGGTTAACCACAGGTAGACCATCTAACGTATCACTGTTACGGTCATAAATACGTTCCTTAGTTTCAGGATCTACAATTTTACGTAACAAGCTTCTGTTTTGTGTTTTTGAAATAAACGCATTTGCTTCTAATTCGTCATCTTCAAGTAATGCCTCTAAATCAATAATGTTATCTTGTGTGAAGTCACCTTTAATAACCTTATTAGTTTTTTCAATTGATTGCGCAATTGATTTACCGAATGGATTGTTACCTTGATTCAAAATACCCGCTTCATCAAACTTTTTATAGAAAGCTTCAGCAATCATAGGTTTCATCTCTTCAAAGAATTGTGAATAAGTGTAATTCAAGAATTCTTTTGTTACAGGTAAGATAACCCCTAATTTAAACGCTCTCATTGTAGCATTAACCCAAGTAGCCTTAGACGTTTCAATTTTTTGACCTTCACCTACCCAGTAAGCACCTGGTTTATCAGCCCAAAAAGTAAACTTCTTCTCAGTACCTTCCATTGGTTCGTACTTACCTAATTGCATAATTTTAGAGTTTTCCATAACCTCTTGTAAGATGGGCGTTGTGAATTCATTCATCAACGTGCCATCTTTCTTTTCGTGCATCATTACATTATCAGGGTTAAATACTTGCGGTTTAACATTGTTACTCGCAAAATGTTGCAAATTTAATTTTAATTTTTGTGTTTGTTCCATTTAAATGCCTCCGTTAATTTTTAATAATTCTTTTTTGTCTAGCTATTTCAGCTAAGTTTTGTTGTTTGTTTTTAGATGAGTGATTAAATGAATCTCCACCAGTTAATGGCGATTGTCTAGCGTTAACCTTAACCGCTTCATTAACCGCTTTTTTTACTGCATTAGAAAAAGCTTCAACATTCAATTTAGTTTGTTCAGCAGTATCTGTTACAACTAAATTAACAACCTCGTCTGATGAATCAACTTCTGCTTCGCTTAACATTTTCCTTGCTTCTGAACGCATTTCATTTAATTGTTTTTCTGAGCGTAATTGCTCCAGCTCTTTTTCCAATTGTTTGCGTTCATATTCATCTTTTTGATCCTTGTTCATTTTCGCTAATTTAGCAGCTTCTTTAGCGGCTTCTTCTGCTTTTTCTTTTGCATACTCATCAGCTTTTTTCTTTTCGTGGGCTACACGACGTTCAAGTATTTCATCAACTTTCTTTTGTTGCTCTGGCGTGAAAGTTATTTCAGTACCTTCGTCATATTCTTTCTTATCAGGATTTCCTTTTTTACCATCTCCGCCTGGTTCGTCCGGATCATCTGATTGGTCTGCAAAAAATTGCAAATTAAACTTAAGTTTATTTTCTTCCATGAGATATACCTCCATTTATAGTCTGTCGACTGTTTTTCCATGCGTGCTTTTTATGTCATCAGCACGTTTTGGACATAAAAAATAGCCAACACAATTAAGTGCTAGCTATTAAAAGAGTGGTTCGTTATATTTCGGTTTTTCTTTATTGGCTAATACTGCCGACCTTACGCTGTCTAAGTTTGCATCAATAATAACTGTTTCGTTTCGCTTTTGTAACTCTTTACGTATACCTTTTAACTCTCTTGCTATGTCTCTAAAGTATTTGTCAGTATTGCTCATACCAATATCCTCCAAACACTTAATTTACTATCATACAATGCTAACTTGCCTTTAAAAACTTTTACTTTTAAATCAATCATCGCTTTTCACTTTTCCTCCGAAGTATTTTGTTTTTCGTTTCTTGTTTGGTTTTTTCGGCCACATAGATTTAGGTAGTAATGCACAATCTGAACGACAATTGATATGCATAGGGTAGAAATTAACACCAATTTTAGCGTCTTTAACTTTGAATATTTCTCCATTAAGCCCCTTGCATACTTTAGTTGTTCTACTATCAATTTTTGCAATATACATATAATATCCTTCCGGTGAAATTTCTTTCATGCTGTCAATACTTGATTGTGCGTGAACACGTGCCGATTCCGTATAAAGCAATGATTTAATTGCTGCAGTCTTTTGTCTTGCTGTGCCTTCGAATTTGTTTAGGTGCTTGCGCATATCTTTAACATATTCATTAGGATGTCGACCTCTAATAACCACATTAGCAATTATTTCTTCTACTTCTTGTTTCATCGCTTCAGTATTAGTCCATAATCGCTCTGACCAAACGACACCATGAAATTGTGTATCAACGATTGTATCTATAACTTCTTTAGCTACTTGTACACCTTCACCTAAAATACCCGCTTGATCACTGAACACACGATAAGCTGTTGATTCGAAATATTCCCTCATCGATAATTCTGTTTGAGCTGTTGCATAAGCAATTAAGAATTCTATTTGAATCTTTAACATCTGTTCTCTAGATACATACATCTTAGTGTTATACTTCTTTAATTCTTCATTTGCTCTATCGCTAAAGTCCTTGTTTTCGACCAATCTTTTTGCTTCTTCTTGAAACGCTTTTACATCGAACTCATCAATAATCTTTTGTGCTTCTTGTAATGTAACGCCTGCAAAATCTCCGTACTTAACAATAAACGCATTGATCTCTTTTTCAATGCGCTTAATCATCATATTCAATATACGTTCTATTTCTTCAGCTTTAGTTTTATCACGCTTCAACTCATTCTCGATTGCTTTGCGTCCGCGTTCTTCCCAATATTCTTGAGTGTTTTTGTTAGGCAATTACAATCATTCCTTTTTATCAACAGTATCTTTTGTATCATCATCTTGTTCGTCATCATTGATGTCTCTAGGGTCTTTATAAATGCCTTTTTGAGCTTTTTTAATAGATTCTTTCTCATCTTCTTCTATTTTCTTGACTTCTAATTCAGGGTCTTGGAAGAACGAGAATAGAGACATTAAAGTTGTTTGGCTAATCTTCCCGCCAGAATCAATATAAGCTTTTAATTCTTCAATCAATGATTTAGGTAAGTTTCTGTTGTATACGTATCTAACAGTATTGAAATCTTTGTTAGCGTCAATCGACCGTGTATTTTTAAGTATTGTCTCTAACAACTTAGCACGACGTCTTAACCCTTTAGTAAACAATCCTTCTTTAGTTTTAGTACGTTGTTCTAATCCGAACAATTTATATTTCATTGCCTCGCCCGATTGAGTGCCACTAAAGTTATCATCTTTCATGTTAGGCGTGTTGGTAAACATGTGTATATCACTGTTCAAACGGTCTTTATAAGCTTCGGTACCTTGTACATCGTATTGCTTATAAATATAACCACCGTCAACTGAACCTTCTGTTTCTCTACCTTCGCTATCAGCATAAACAGTCGGTTCTAAAAACAACACGTTAGCTTCCTTTTGTTTTCTAACTTCTACGGGATCTAAATTTAAATTACCTTTAATAAGTAACATAGCGTCATTTAAATCACTCATATAGTTAGCAGTATCTGATTCAGCATTATCATACAAATCAATTAAAGTGATTACTTTCTCATAATCCCCTTTTCTTCTTTCGTTGTTGCTAAATTCTGTAATAGGCATACGTTCGAAAGAGTGTGATTCAAAACCGTTTTCACGTGGTGTGAGCTTCAATCCATTTGTTCTACTGGTAAGATATCTATAAACACCGTTAGAAGTAAATAAATCAACTGTAAACACTTCATCTTCGTCAGTCTTGTCTATTGGTTTAGTTCTTAAATATCTAACGCCTGCGATACTATTACGTTCAATTGTATTGTCGTATATGACAAAAGTGCTCATCGCATCACTCTTGTATAAACGAGTTTCATCATCTTGATTTCTAATCATCAACTCATAAGCTTTGCCATAAATTGACAAATCTAATCCTAAAGATCTATTGTGTGACTCAACATCATTTAAATCATTGAACGCCTCAATAGCTTCTAATACATCTTTGTCATCATCTTGATATTGAATTGGATTACCCAAGAAATAGCCGTTGATAAAATCGCTAATATAAGATGCGTAATCATGCGCTACACGGTTATCTGCCATGTACTCTTCTTTGCGTCGTGTTAACTCAACTAAGTTCTTAGTTTTACCTTCGTAATAATCACTTAACACTTTCAATCTAGGTCGTTGGTAATCCATGTGATGTTCAATGTATTTACTTACTTCATTAACGTTTTGTAATAAATCGGATTCCGTCCCGTCATATGTGTAAACAACATTGGCTTCATCATTAAATAAGTAATTTATGTTTCCCTGTAGATCTGTATCTGTTTCAAATTCGTTTACTTTTAACATTTGTTCCCTCCTATAATCCTAGAGATTTTATTGTGTCAACTTTCGAACCGACATTTGTGCGTTTTCTAACCGGTCTGTAGAATCGTTCCACTGAATAACGCAACGAATCGATACAATGATTGTATGTATCTACTGGTTCATTAGTATATTCACCTGTATCTTTGTCCTTTTGCCATGTGTAGTTGTCAAACTCTTCAATAGTCTTGAAACAACGTTCATCAACAATGATTTCAAATTGCATTAAGAATTGTAACCCTTGTACAACCGAACCCTTCCCTTTTTTGGTTGGTAAAATCCTTTTAAGCCCTAGATTCCTTAATTCAGCTATACTTTTTTGTTCTGCACTATCTGCTGTAATTTCTTCTTTGGCATAACCAAGTTGCTTTATGACATTAGCTATTTCATCATTCAGCATACCTTGTTTAACATACTCTTCAATGATGTATAACTTCTTTTTCTTTACATCTATTTTAGAATGTATAAAAGCACTAGGATCATTAACGTAGCCAAAGTCCAATCCAAAATAAGAAGGTAAATGTCTTAACTCATCTTTATTTATTAAACGTTTTTCATACTTAGGGAAAACCAATTTGTCTAGTGTAGCAAATTCACCTAACGCATAAATTTTGTAATATGCTGGATTACGATTTGCTAACAACTCTAAGTTTTGTCGTGTCATTTCATCAAGAAACTTATTATCTCGATAACTAGATTGTCTAATCATGACATTTTCCATTGGTTCACCATGTTCAAAGAAATACTTATAAACCCAATTCAGTTTAGATACTGGGTTAAACATCAAAAATATTTGCTTATTCACGTGTTTACGCTCCCTCAAACGCAACGTTAATTGCGTGTAATCATTTAGTGTGAATTCAGACGCTTCTTCCATGACTATGTCTGATATGCCTTTTATCGACTTTATTTTCTCTGGGTTATCTAATCCTTTAAACAAAAAAACTGCGCCGTTTGGCAATTCAACTTTGTTATCAGTCTTATTCCAAAGGCACATGTCCCAAATACCGAAGTTTATCAAACAATCTTTGACATCTTCGAATAAACTATCTTTAATTGTTGATTGGACTTTTCTAAGCCATAGTATACGCCTAGGATATTTCCAGTCTTGCAATGCTTTAAGTACAACTTTTTGTATAACGCCGTGAGACTTACCGCTCGAACCTCCACCGTAATGTACTTCAGTGAAGTTATCGTAATTGGTTAGTATTTCGAATATGTTTCTATTGAAAACATTAGATGGTTTGTTAAAGTTTAATTTAACTTTCGTCATCGTACTCACCAATATTAATCTCAATATTCTTCTGAGTAATTTCTTTTTTATCGATATACGCACCATGTACTTTTAGTATGTGGTCAATAGATCTCTGACGCTCTTCAAAAGTTGGTGTGATTGTGTAAGTAACCTCTTTTTCCACTTCATCGTTTAAATGGTCATATTTCTTACTGTAAGCCTCTTGAGGTTCTCCTCTAGCAATAGAAGCAGATAACGCTAAAGCTTCTGTAATACTCATTAAACGCTCTTCTTGTATCTGTTCTAATCGTTCTTTAATATATTCCGAAACATTAACATTTCTTAACAATCGACTTGCTAAAGACTCTGCTGTTTTCTTACTATAACCTGCTGTAATTGCTGCTTTTTTACCATTACATCCATTCATTATATATTCATCTGCGAATCTCTTTTGTTTTTCGTTCATTTCATTTACCACCAACTCTCGCGCTATACGCTTTTTAAAATTAAAAAAGGATTGGCTATAATCAGCCAACCCACATAGATCCTTTATTCCTAATTGCGATAAGGGAAACGCAGTAAGATAGTCAATATCCTACACTATCATAATATCTCATTTTAGGTATCAAAAACTGCCACTTTACTGCCAATTTCACTCTTCCCCTAACTCTTCCGCCAATCTAGATATGATTTTCCTTTTGATTCTATGAGCAGTTCTATCAGAAATGTGTATGTCATCACAAACTTTCACTAATTCCTTTTTATTAAAATAATACTCTTGAATGAATTCGCGTTCTTTCCTACTTGATGTGTTGATTATACGTTCAATAGCGCTCTTAAACTCAAGGATTTTACCTCTTCGTATACTACAAAGATAATTAGTTACTGCCATTTCTGTTTTCGATGTATTAGACGGTACAAACTCCCCGCCTATATTTGTATCTGTTGGAATCCATGGTGTCATTATTTCACTTCTTAAATCTTCGAGTTGCTTATGATAATTAGGATAATCACACAACTCATCTTCTAACTTTCGAACTGTTGATAATTTTAATCCATATTTCTTTTTAGTCATGAATACCCTCCATACAAATATTTTTAATCTTCAAAATGTCTCAATCTACTTCTTAATATCTCTATCTCCCGCTCTTTAACTTTCACATCGCCTTTTAACTGTTCAGCTTGCAACATCATACCAAACAATAAGATGACTAGTAATATAATTGCTATGACTAACCACATCATCTACTCTGACACCTCCGCCCTCATCAAATCAGACTGATCGCTCAACTTTGCGAAGTCACTCGGCGCCTCTACATCATCATTAGCCGTCGTCATAATATATACTTTCTCAGTTACATACTTACCTAGCTCATACATCGCTAGTAAGAATAATAGTCTTAATATTTGTTTAATCATTATTTATCTACCTTCTTTACTTCGTATAAGACCGGATATAAATTTAAAAAGTGTATTCTATAACCAATCGTTTTAACTTCTACTTTGTCGCCTACTTTTAACCTAGCTTGTATGTCTGCGCTATCAAATTTCTTTTTGAATAGTAAGTCAGAGTTTTCGATGACTTGCTTGTTGTCTAACACAATATAGAACTTGTCTTCTTTATCTTGTCTCTTGTTATATTTATCTGTAATTGTCCCTTGATGTACTTCTTTGTTTTGGTAACTAGCCACTGTATAGATAGGCGATATGACAACAAGCATCAGTGCGATTACGCCGAATAATCGCAGTATTCCAACAATAAAGATATCGAACCAATCCATATTTTTAAGTTTTTTAATCATCATTGTCATCTCCAGTATCAATTAAACTAGGCATCATTCTTAACATAGCCCTTAATTCATGTTCATTCATATTAGCCATCATAGGACTGTAAAATTCACTGTCTTTATCATTAATTTCTTTAATGAAATCATCTTCAATCTTAGCTTTTTCTTCAGGTGTTTTATTTTTATATTTTTTGATTATTTCAGTGTACTTTTCCGGGAATTTCATTTTAGGAATATTAATCATCGTCTGCCTCCTCAACATTGATCCCAACTATATAACCTTTGTTCAATACAAGTTCTCTGCCATAATCTTTTTCTATCGTTAAATAGTCATCATCATTTCTAAAATTGTCCAAAACAAATACTATTTCGTTAAATAATTCATCTTCATGTAATATCAAACTACTACCGTCATGTAATAAAATTCTCAGCTGATTCATTTCCCACGCTCCTCAATAAGTGTGATTGATTCAATCGTATCTGTTTTAATATACGTTGGTTGCTTGATTATAGTACTTGCGTAAATATAACCATTAAAACTCGTCATTCTTTCAACATATTTTTCAAAAGGTTCAGCTGTTTTTACAAAATAAACTCCACCTGAAATAGTTTTAATTTTAACATCCGTCATTTCCCACACTCCCTTATATTTTCAAACAACTGACCTAATTTAATAATTGCATCCCTTTTAACTTGTGCCTCGTACTTCTCTTTCGCTTCTTCTTTACTCTCCGCCTCAACAACTGTAAACGTCTGATTATCTCTAACAGCAGTAAAATGTTCATGTGGTTGTCCTGTTGAATCTTTGAATGTTGTGACTAAGTATTGTGTCA